CACTTACAGAAGTTACTGTAGTTACTGCATCTACACCAGTACCAGTTGTAAAGTCTAGGTAAATCTTGTCACCAGCTAAAAGACCATGAGATGTTGCTGTAATTGTGATTGTTGTACCAGATTGTGAGTAAGTAGCTGAAATGCTATCACGACCAATATTAGCACTACCATTTACGTCTAAAGTAACTGCTGGAGATGATTTATTTACACCTACACGATTATTAGTAGCATCTAGTTTTAGTGTTCCACTATCAAAAGATAGGCTATTAGGAATGGCTACTGTAGAAGCGTTTAATGTAACAGCATCACCACTTGCATCACCTAATGTGGCATTACCTGTTACAGATAAGTTACCACCTACTGTAAAGTCTGAACCGTCTAAACCAGCTTGCTGATTTTTAAGTTCAGCTAAAATCTCACGCATAGCATTATTAACGTCTGAAGGAGCCATGCCCTCGCCAATATTAATACCATTTACGTTGGTGTTACTGGCTGCGGTAGATGAGTAATCACTAATTTTTGTTGCCATTTTTTATCCTTTTAATAACCATGTATTTGAACCTGCTGTAACTTCTGTCCATGTTTCAGAACCTGCAGTTGCAGTAGTCCATGTTTCTGTTCCTGCTGTTGTTGTATCCCAGTTATAACCAAATCTTAATCCATCTGCAGTTAAATTAGCAGAACCAATAATACCTGCTTGTCTACGATATGTTGCATTAGCTAATGCACTTACTGAAGCTGTAACATTAATAGAAGCATATCCAGAAGCAATTAAACCACCCAATGCAGTAACTGTTGCAGTAGCTACTATACTTGCAGAATCATAAGCATAAGAAAAAGCATCTGCAGTTACAGTAGCAGTACCATTAATACTGGCAAAAGCAAATTGTTCACCAATATATGCTGTGCTAAACGGTGCTTGGGAAAACCCACTTAACCCAAACATTATGCTACTCCTAAACTACGACCTTGTTCGTATAGGTTTGTACCGTCTGAACGGAATACAAAGAAATCTTTTGCTGAAGCTGCTGTAGATAATGTTGGTGCTGTACCACCAGTCCACTTAAATACAGCGTTCCATGTCATTGTGCGTGAACCTGTTGCATCTTGAATAACATTAAGTGAATAAAAAGCACCAGATACTAAACCTGTTGGAGCAGCCATTGTTCTATTACCAGCAATCGTAACTGTAGCTACTTGTTGAGTATTAGCAGCCCATGATATTGTTGCACCGTCTGTTAATGTTGCAGTACCAAAATATTGTTGAGCAGTAAAGTTAGTTGCTGTTGCTGGAGCTACATAATCTGTACCTGCTGTAGCTGCAGTAAATGCAGATGTACCATTACCCTTAAGAATACCAGTAAGAGTTGTCGCACCAGTACCACCACTTCCAACCACAAGAGTTGCAGATAATCCTGCTGCTGTACCAGTTGTATTTTGGTTTAATGTTGGGAAATCACCAGCTACTGCAATAGATAATGCACCTGTTGTAGTAGTTGATTTAAGAATACCTGTTGCTAGTGCAGATGTTCCTGCAGAATAATCAGTTCCAGATGTTGCTGCTGTAAACGCAGAAGTTCCGTTACCTTTTACTATACCTGTTAATGTGGTTGCACCTGTACCGCCATTGCCTACAGCAAGAGTTCCAGATACATGAGTAGTTAAACCTATTTTACCCCAAGAAGGAGCTACACCTACACCACCAGATATTAAAGAGTTACCAGTTGCAACATCTGCCAATGCAGATAATGTGTTTGTTGCAGAAGCGTAGATAATATCACCAGTAGTATATGCAGTTAATCCTGTACCACCGTTAGTTGCACCTAATGTACCAGAAACATGAGTAGCAAGACCAATTTTACCCCATGATGAAGCTGTACCAACACCACCAGAAATAAGTGCATTGCCTGTAGCTACTGCAGCTAATTTAGTTAAGGTATTAGTTGCACCACCTTGTAATAAATCACCTATTGCATAAGTAGATTGACCTGTACCACCACTTGTTGCTACCAATGTAGATGATAAACCTGCAGCAGTTCCAGTTGTATTTTGATTAAGTGTTGGGAATGTGCAATTTGTAAGTGTGCCAGATGAAGGAGTACCTAATACACCACCATTTACTACAAAAGCTCCAGCACTTCCTACTGCTGTACCTAAAGCAGTTGCTACGTTTGTACCTAATAAATCTGTGTAAAATGATTTTCCTGCTGGATATGCACAAAATACATCTTTTGTACCTGCACTAAATGTAACAGCAGAACCTGCATTAGATGATGCTAATACAGTTGTTCTAGCTAATGTACCAGCACCTACAGTTCCGATACCTACTTCCCATTCAGAGCCATTAACAATAGTGTAATATGTTGTATTTGTATTACCAATAGCACTAGAAAATGTTTGAAATCCAGTTACAGCACCTGCAAGCGTAAGTGTACCTGTGCCTGTAGTGGTACTGGTTTCTCGTACCCTATCTTTAACTACGAGAGCCATGAGTTATCCTTACGCTAATGTTACTGAAAGATTACCAGTAGTGATTTTAAATATATCACCCAAGTCAATAGTTTTTGCAGCATCTAAAGGTGTATGATAAAGAAGATTACCACCTGTAGAAGCATCTCTTAAACCAATCCAACCTACAGTTCCCCATGCTAATGTAGCTGTTGGAAATGTTACGTCAGCAGAATTAGTAGTTACACCGTTAGAAGGTGCGGCAAAAGTGACTGCAGTTCTTGCATAAGAACCACCAGATACTTCTGTGCCTGTATCTGCGTCTGTTGGGTCAGATGTATATAAAGCTACATAAACTGTTGTAGGTGCTGTATAAGATGTTGCTCGTAGAGTGCCATTTATAAGTGCGTTCTCTAAATAATTGCTCATTTCTGACATAATTTATCCTTATCGTGTTGCTACTGAAATTACCATTGGTGCTGAAGGCTGTTCACCAGCATCATCTGATATTGTTAATGAGTTAAGTCCTCTGTCATATAATGATGCCCATGTTTGAACTCTTGCATCATTCATTAAATATGGTTCTGCTTCACCTAAACAAGCGTATAACAATAAATCTGGACAGTTTGCTAAAAACGCATTAGATGGATTTGTTGAACTTAAGTAGGTTGGTGCTGCATAATAGACCATTTTAAGCGTGTATGTTGCGTCTGGAATAGGTGCAAATTGAAATTCTGAACCCATAATAGTATAGTTATTAGGATAACCACCAGATAATGTACCAGCTTTAGTATTTCTAAAGAAATTGCTAGGATTTTGGTAAATAAGTGTATGAATTGGGTTAGCTTCTATGTGTAAATCACGCATTTCTAGGAAATCACTAGGAATTGCTATAGTTGCATCACCAGATGTTGTAGTTGTTGTGACTACTTTAAGCATTGGTCTAATGCGTAAATCACGTCTTAATCTATTTTCAGCCATCTGAATGAATAGAGGGATTTGTGTTGTTAAATCTGTTCTAGCAAGATAGTCTGCTACCGTAGACTGTAAGTCTGTATAGTTTGTTATCATTAAATTCTACCTGCCTTTGTTCTGAATACTTTGTTGTCTGGGTTATTTAACCATGCTTTAAATCTTTTATGGTCAAGAATTGTAAATCCTCTAGTAATTCCTTCTTTTTCTAACTGGTCAAATACTTTTAATGGTATTCTTGCTACTCTATTTTCAAGAGCATTATCACTCCATTTGCTAGACGCTGTATTATATTCTTCTTTATTAGCATCTATAAGACCACCAATTTCTTGTTCTGTAGATATAACTAATCCACCATCATCTACATCATGGAATGTCGTTATTGAACCGTCATTGTTTCTAATCTTTGCCATATTTGTCCTTTTCTGTTTATAACTCTCATAAGAAAGCTATAAAGAGAAAGCCCTATTGCTAGGGCTAACTCAACTGATTAAGTTAAATCAGAGATAATGCCATGTGCTGCTTCGTTCTTAACTTCTAGTGTGTATTCTACTAAAAGTTGAGTAAGTTCAGCGTCACCAGTTTGTGCTAACTCAACTGTTTGGAATGGGCGTAGGTAAGCTACTGCAGCCATTTCAGTGTCAAGTAAGAAAGCTGTGTCATCATTGTCGCTGTTTGGGATGAAACGGTCTGGAACGATTTGGATGATACCAAAGTCAGAAACGTATACGTCTGCAGCGTTGATGATTTGAGCTTGTTGATTTGCAGGTACATCTCTGTAACGAGTAGCAATACCTGTAAATGTTGAAGCTACAACTTTTTGAGCTGGAGTAACTAATAACATTGTTGGGCTACCACCATTTGTGTATGCAGATTGCATAACAGTGTTAAGTAATGTAGCTGTGAATGAACGGTCTGTACCAGTTACACGAGCTGTAGTACCACCAGAACCAGCAGTACCGTTAGTACCGCCAGAGTAGTTTGATGATAACCATGTTTGTAAACCACCAAGGTTACGTGCAGTTGTTGAGTTACCGTTAGCTGCAACTTGATTTGATAAAAGAATTGCTTCCATATCACGTTTGATTTCAGAAGACGCTTTAGCTAATTGGTAAGCCTTTTCAGATTTACGACCAGCTTTGTTTACTGCTTCTAAAGTACCAGAAATTTTGATAGTTTTTTGGCTGATTTGTGTTCTGTTACCAACACGTGTTGTTGGGCTCATTGTAGCGTCAGATGCTGTTGCACCTTCAACTGCTGCGTTAGATGTATTAACAGCAGCTAATGAGTCTGTTTGCCATTCGTGGTAAATTGCTGTTGCTTTTGTTTTACCGATTGATGACATGAATGGTGTTTCTGTTGGAGAGATGTTGTAAATAACATCGCTTAAGTCTTCTCTCTGACCGATAGCGGTGTAGGTTTGATATGTTGCCATTTGTTATGCTTCCTATTCTAAAAATTGTTCAAATAAAGCTGCGGCATCTCTGACTTTGCCAGAACTACGCAACTGGTTTTTTTGTTTTTGTATAGTTTGTGCTTCACCGTCTTTTTGGCTACCAGAATCTCCTGCTTTCATAAATTTAGAGGCTTCTGCTACCTTTTTGTTGACTGCTGGCTTTGACTTTTGAAGTTTGTCATACATCATTGCCTTGTGAAGTGTTAGGACATGACGTGAGTCATATACTTGTGATAACTCTTCATCTGTAAATCCTAACGTTTTGCCATATGAACGAATTTCCTTACGGAAGTTGTCGCCTTTGGCTGGGTCTGAAAACTCTGGTAGGACTTGTGCTAGTTTTTGAGCTTCTTGAGCAACTCTTTCTGACATGGCTCGTGCATAGTCCGCTTGTTGCTCTTTGGCAATGCGTGCTTGCTCTGCTCTTACAGCAGCGAGTTGTTCTTTTTTCTCTGCGAGTTCAGCTACTTTAACTGCATATCCTATAGGGTCGTTTTCCTTAAGAGAATTTAAGTCCTCTTGTGGCATTTGCGAAGTTAGAAACTGGTCTATTGCTTGCAAACGTTGAGCATATGAATCACGAGCATACTTTGCCTCTTCAATAGCCTTGCGTTCAGCTTCCACTTGCTTACGCTGTTCAGCTACTTCAGTGGTTTTTTTCGTATAATCAGCACCAAGTTGATAACCTTTAATCAATTCGTCAAGCGTGACCTCTTTTTCCTCACCAGCGGCTTTCACCTTGATGCGTTGTGGCTGCTCTTCGTCTTGATTGTCGTCTTCTTGTACATCAGCTTCGTCATCAACTACTACTTCTTCATCTTGTTGTGGCTCTGCTTCTTGTGCCTGTGCTTGTTGTTCAGCTTCTTGTTCACCTGCTAGTTGCTCGGCAGAGTTAGCTGGGGTGTCCATTAAACTTTCAAACGCATTGGCTGCTTGACCTACAGTAAGCGTGCCACTTCCAGAATCTTCTGGAGTCATGGTTGTTTCACTCATTTATTTTCCTATATTACCTCTATGGGAGGCGTACCAAATGTAGAAATGTCTACAATATTTTAAATCGGTTCTCTGCAATAGCTTGTCCTGCAGCTACAGCTTCAAGTGTGCCGATTAATTCATTTACAGCAGCTATCTTATGATAGGCTTGCTCTCTAATAAGATTTTCTTCTGCATTAGAGTTAATAATTGTTTGCATATGTCCATCTATGATTGACTTT